GGCACCAACAGAACCACCTTGTGCCGGAGTGGGGACAAAAATCCCCTCATCCATTAAGTTAATACCATCAGTTGACTGGGGTTGAATGGAAACCCATGTTATGCCAAGATCATCCTTACTTAAGAATTGTCCACCTTGACCATCATTATTTCTAGAATCATAAATTTCATCCTGAATATGAATACTACCCGCAATATCAAGTTTTACCGTTGGATCTGGATTATTACTATCATCAGTAGCGGCAATACCAGGATTAAAAGTACCAATTCCCAGCTTACCGGCATCTGTAAATACAAGAGAAGATGCTTCTAGGTTGTTTATCTGAAAAAGTGAATTGGAGTTTGGTTCAGCACTAGATATTGAAACTTGTACTCCATTATCATTATAATCTACTCTTAAAAATGTTCCACCAACACCAACATCAAGTTGCTCTCTTACTGTAAGAATACCAACGACATCTACATTTTTTTCTGCAGTTAATTGATCTTTTAGAGTAGTTTTTCCTGTTAATGTTGTATCACCAAGTACACTTACATTTTTTTCAAATGTAACATCATCTTTAAAAGAAACTGCCCGACCGAAAGAAATATCACTTTCTAATACAAGATTACCACCTAATATTAAATTTCCATCTACATCAATATTTTTTAGAAAAGTTACCTTTTCATTAAATCTAGATTCGTTACCAAATACTTGTACTGCCATTTTTTATAGTAGTGCTCCGATTACATTACCGGCAATTCCGACTGGACTTCCTACGGCAAGACCTGTAGTTAATCCTTTTGATACTAACCAATCTAATCCAACTTTAGGATCAAATACTGCATCCGCATCTCCTGCCAATTCTTCAAATCCTACAACTGCTTTTTGAATAAAACTACCTGTGGTGTTTTCAATTAAATTTCCAACTATACCATCAATACTAATATCATTCGCTTTTATCAATACTCTATTCTTTCCGTTGATATTGATGTTTCTTCCGGCAATCAAATCAAGATCTTCATCAGCCTGAATAACAATACTACTGCCTTTTATTTTTACCTGACCATTTCTATTGGCAGTTATACAAATATCACCTTTTACTGAACTAATTTTTATATCAACAGAACCTTCATTATTAGTCATTCCGGCAGTAATATCCAGAGTCTTATCATTATGAATTTGATATGTACCACCTTGTGTTAATGCACACAAATTTACATCTTTATTGTCCGTTACGGAATACATCATATAGACGTTAGATCCGTCAGAACCCATTTGTGGGTTGGCAACATCAATCCTAAAACTAGGACCCCGTGAGTCTATAGTTCTGCCTTCCCAATTTTGATTCTGTCTTTCTGCCATATTATATTACTGCTTAATAGATATTTATGAGTGACTATACACAATCAATAACCTGTATAACATCACCCTGAAGATCATCATCAACAAGTTCTCTAATAATTGGTTTTGCAAATGCACCAGTTCCTGTTGTGGATGTAATTGTAATTTTAGGTACTGATTTAACAATAGATCTCACAGAATCTGAAGGATTGATTGAAATAATTCTACCATCAACGATATTAGGAGTGTATTCTGTACCCAAATTATCAGTAACCGTGGTGGTTTCTGATTCATATCCACTTCCAGGAATAATAACATCAATATCAATGATACCAACAGTTACTTCTTCAGAATTTATAGTACCATTATCATTATTTTCTGGGATTGGGTAGTTTTCTCCCTCAGACAACATAGTCACATTTACAATTTGTCCATATGTTGATGATTTTGGATTAAAATCAACTTTTGCCTGTCCTACGGCACCATATCCTAATCCACAAGAATCTTTAAATCTAATAAATGGAGGTTTATAGAAATATCCAGATCCTGGATCTGTTATTTGCACCCCAATAATACTACCAGTTTTTGCAACACCTCTGGTAATGTCACTAAGACCCGAAGTATTATTAACAATTCCACCAAGAATTGCCTTAGCCGCACCACCAACACCATCTCCACCAAATATTTCAACAGTTGGTCCTCCACAGAAAGATGGTTCAGAACAATCTGGTTTTGTATATGGAGAATTTGTTGCCTCTACTCCTATTGCTGCCAAGAGTGAAGAGGCATTAGCATTTGCCGTAATGTTTTGATAGGATTTTAATAAGTCAAATTCACCATCTCCACCATATCCTATCGTCCATTTCTTAACGGTTCCTACACACTTACCTTTATCTTCACTTTCGCAAACAAAAAATCCACCAATTGCCGCAAGAACATCTTGTGATGATAAAAGAAGATTTTTAATACCATTAAATGGAACACCTAAAAATTTAACAAGAACAGAAATGGCATCAAGAGGACCGGCAAGTAAAGATTCTATTTTACCGGCAATATCATTTACAAGAGAACCCGCAGCCTGTTCAACGATACATATTCCACCATTAATAACATTAATTAAAGTATCCTCCAGTAAATTTCTAATCGTTGTTTCTAATCCATTAATAACCTTTGGAGCAAGACACTTAAGAGCATCTTCAAATATACCAAGAGATTGTATCAGTCCCTGCATCGCCAGCACGGCAGGAGGAGTAGGTAATCCACCTCCAAGAGTAGTCTTAAAAAATTGCCATGCGCCATTCAGTGCCTGTCCTAACAAAGGAACAAAGAAATCATAGATTCCTTTTGTCATTGTCGAAACTAAACCGTTTGATAATCTCTGAATACTTTTTGTCACTGCGGCAATATCTGCCAGTATATCACCACCAGCATTTGCCAATAATAGAAGATTATCTATATTTGAAGATACATTAGAAATAAAATTATCATCACAACTATCCGCAAATACTTCGGACAGTCCCTGTGCCTTTGATGCGGGTATTTCTGTTTTATCGGCAGTTACATCAGAATTTAAATTATCTACCTGTTTTTTACTGACTGTTCTTGGAGATTTTTGACTATTCGCATTCTGCTCAAGACTTTCATCGGGAGCAAGTGTTCCATCAGGAACATCAATATTTGAAGTATATCCGGTAAAAGGAATAAAACCATAGTCACTAGAAGATTGATCTTGTGGAACTTGACTGGTCCTACCAAATGATCCCATGATCATGGGTATTTGAGCATTATCACCATCCATGAAAAATCCAACGACAACATCACCAGGACGATATTTTACACTCTGGGCAAAGTTAGATGCACCCGTACCTGATGTGGCAGGTAATAAAACACCTGCCCAAGGTAAATCCTCATCTGGCAAATCTGCCTTATTATATGGGTGATAACCCATAATTCTCACTTTAAATCTATTTCCCCATCCACCACCTTGGGTCTGATTACCCATAGACTTGATTGGTGGAATCTGACCGATCCACCAACGAAATCCGTCTCTACCTAAAAAATTACTTTGTAATAGTGATTCTTCTATCATTCTTCTTTAAACAACCCAAATGTATCTCTTATCAATAACATAGATGTAAAAGACCTTTCTGGTTCAAAATGATGGCACAATTCTTTTATCATATATAGACCACTTTGATCTAGGTCAAATTCATCACCACTATCTTTGGAAATTTTAGGGAATAAACAATTTATGGTATCACCGGCACGGAGATTAGTATTACATGGAACAGTCATACTAATCGTTTGAGTAAACAAAACATTATATCGCATAATTGCCTGAGCTTGATATTCTCCAGGATCGGCATTTTTCTCTGTGGAAACATCTTTCTCCATTGTTCCAATATCTACAACGGCAGATAATATTCTCGTGGGAACCTCTCCTAATTGTTTATTAGAGTCATCTGCTATTAATGGTAGTTCTAGTTTTTTACCAAGGTTCTTAATTTTTTCTTTATAAGAATCAAGTTGAAATTTTCCTTCTGATGGATTCGTGAAACTAAAATCCAATGGATTAAAAAACATTCTCTGACTACAATATGTTCCTAATCTCAACTTTTCTATGAGGTTTTGATTTTTATCCGTATAATAATCACTGATTATAAAATCATTATTTCTTTCAGTATCACCTTTATTAACCTGCGATTCAATATATGTTGCCTTAGGTTCTTGTGAAATCAATCCATCAATTGATTTGAAGCTAAATCCATCTTGTGTTTGATAGAAAAAGAACCCGGCAGTGGCATCACCAGAACTTTCTGGCACTGATTTTGATGCCAACCACACCAATACCGAAAATGGTTTTCTTAGATTTCCAACAAATCCATACTTATTTTGTGCTTTTTCTATTGATTGATCAGAAAACTTGTCTGTTTTTAATATATCCCTTAGAATACTTTTAACAGAATTATCTATCGTAGAACCGGTATTATATTTTTTAATAACCCTTGTTGTTTCATTGGTTATTGCCTCCCTTGAAACTAAGTTCAGGGTAAAACTTTCTCTTTGAGTCTCTGATACTACATCAGTGATACTAGAAACAAAAAGATATTTTGATGAGTCAGTGGCAAAATCAAGTCCCAATTTACCATCACCTCTATCAAGTATTTTCATTCGTAATCTTTCACCACCCCTTAAAGGCAATCCATGATAAATTGATTGTTTAGGACCATCAGGATTATCTTTTGGAGCAATTGATGTTCCCGTGTTTGCAACCTTTATTTTGGCAGTTATTGTTGGGGAAAATATATCTTCATAATAATCCACAGAAACTGTACCAGTTCTAATATCAACAGTTCTTTGTTGATCATTAGACTCTAGTGTTAATATTTCGTAGGAAGAAGATTTTGATGCTGACATTTAGGTATATGCTAAGTCCAATAACATTTTGTTTTTCATAAATCTATTTAATGGATTTGTAATAATCATTTGTGGTGTTTGTTGCATTTGAGCACTCTGGACAGGTTGTGGTGCCTCTTCATCTATTATGATGATTGGAGCTTGTTGAGAACCTTGAGGATAACCCAAATCTGGTGATACCATAGGAGGACTTGAAAAAGATCCTCTAGTTGTCATTTGACCTATACCAGAACCAGAAAATCCTGCTTGTGCCAAAACACTTCTAACTTTTGCCGAACCATTATATTCTCGTTGTCCAATGGCACCACTGCCACCCCACTGTGCTCCAGGAACATCAATTGCCAAATTTGCACCGTGCCATCCAGGATCTCCTGGTCTATATTCACTACCTATTTGTATACCTGCTGCTCTTAGTGCTGCTTTTGCTCTTTCTTTATCTTGTAGTGTTCTGAAAGCAATATGTTCATGATAATTTGATTCTCTTCCATGACCATTATATTCAAAGTTTGGATGACTTCTATCCCCTGTTAGATATTCAACAACACTTCCCGAACCGTAAGAATATTTTCCACCACTTCCACCTTTTTGCATCTGAACTTTTTTAACCAATTGTCTCTCTGCAGGTGTTGCTTTATCACTCGGACCTACCCAAGGAGAAATACCCCTTTCTTTAATAAGTTGAATTGCCATCTTATCTTGAACTGCCTTTGTAAATTTAACATCATCACCAAATCCAGCACGAGCAGCAACTCCAGGAAGAGTATTTCCAATAAATTGATATCGACCAACAGCATGAAGCTTACCTGCTGCAATCCACTGATCCATACTCATAGATTTATCATCATATTGAAGTTGTTTAATTTCACCAATTGTCATATCAGTTAATGATCTTCCTCCATGTTGAGACATTCCTTTAATGTCTCCAGAATAACCCAAAACTGTTCTTCCTTTATTACTTCCACCTTGATTTACCGCATCATATCCAGCAGCTCCAGACTCATATTTTGCCAATACACTTAAAGCAGCCCTTTCATCATCAGTAATTTCTGCACTAAATTCTCCTCCACCACCTCCTGTTGATCCACCAGAAACTTCCTGCCCCAATGGTGTGGTTAGCAATCTTTTACCTTCTTCAATATCATTTTTCATTGATTCAAAAGACTTATCAAGTTTTTCTAAGGCATTTTTTAATTTACCTTCACTGTCGGTAAAATCTAAATTGGTTATATTATCTTTTACGGCAGTTATTACACCACCAATATTTTTAAACCAATTACCAAGATTACTAATAAAACTTTTTATTGTATCAACAATTTTTACAACTCTATCATATAAATCCTTAACAAATTTTATAATACTTGGGAGATTATTAATCAACCATCCCAGTGCTAATAGTCCAAGAGTATTCATTATGGCACTAAAAGGACTAGATGCTTTTTGAAGAATACCAGAAAAAGACTTTCCAATCTTTCCTGTCATCGGTATAGTTTCTAATTTTTGCTCCTTTTCTTTCCTTCTGGATGTTTCTAGTTTTCTCCTTTTAAATAATTTTTCTCTGGTAAATGATTTCTTTTTTATATCAATTCTCTTAATGAAAACTTTTTTTAAGGTTTCTGTTGATTTTGAAATGGAGGAAGCACTATCCTTTGCTTTTTCCAAAGTATTGGAAAAGTTTGAATATTTTATTTGTATTCCTGTTATAAAATTCATCTTATCCTACCACATTATACTGTGCTTGTGAATATAATGTAAGAAAATTATCGGGATTTGAAGAGGAAATATTAGGAACTTTTGTTGCGGATCCAACTTTTAGTGGCACTTGTTGTTGTCCACCAGATCTTCTACGAATAATTATTGGTTGAGGAGAAGGTGCCGAAGATGGTGGTGCCATTGATGGCATAGGAGGAGCAGAAACAGGTGGAGAATCCATAGAAGATACGGAAGAGTCTGAACTATCTTTTCCTTTTGCAATAGTAGTGCTATCTCCATATTTTTTATCAGCACCTTCATATGGGAATATTTTGGATATCATTCCAGTTGGATCCGATTTTCCAATTCCCATAGTAAATTCGTTAAATCCCTTAAAGAACTTATCATCCCATGATTTATCCCATATACCATCAATTCCGTTCATAAGTTGATCTCCCAACCATCCACCAGCCCAACTACCAGCAAATGGAGTAAAAGGACCAAGAAATGGAATTGATCCACCAATAACAGCACCACCACTCATCATTACTGCTTTCAAGAGAGCAGGAATTATTGCTTGTGCCGGAGACATTCCTTTATTTGCTCTTGATTGTATATCAATAAGTGCAAATAAGGGACCGAGAACTTTAGTTAATACTTTAGCTTTACCAAGAGCGTCACCAACTTTTTTTAAGTTCTTCGGGTCTAGAAGATTCTTGCCAAATCTAAAAATATCAACAATTTTTCTTCCACCTGCTGCAGCAAATTTTCCAAAAGGACTATTAGACAATACCTTAATAGCTTTTAAAATTTTTACACCAGGGCGACCACTTCCAACTTTTTTTAATAATAAGTTTTTAAGTCCATCCTTTACAAAATTGAATCCCGCACCCGCAGCATTTTTTATGCTACCAAATATACCTGGTTTTGCATCCCCAGTAATTGTGGGTTTATTTCTAAGAGGATTTCTAATATCGGGACCACCCCTCATGGATCTTCCACCACCTCTGGTTCTGGTTCCTCCCGTTCTATTTCCACCACCAGGTTTTCCACCACCACCGCCTCTTATTTTATTAAGAATTCCTCTCCCAGCATCAAAAAGTGCCTTAAAAGGTAATGCTAATATAGACAATGACAATCCAAGTATTGTTGGAACTAATCCAAGTATTCCAGCATTTAATAATGTAAATGTCCCTAGAGCAATTCCTAATCCGGTAACTACTTCATTTCTTAAATCTTCGAGTGCTTTTATATTTCCTTCGGCACTTAGTTCAATCGCATCAAATCCTTTATTACCTAACCATCCAACAAATAATAATCCCAATACATTTTTAAGTGTATCAAATATACCTTTTGCCTTATTTCCTATTGCCTTGACTGGTTTTAAAAATGCATCTCTTGCTTTTTTACCAACTCCTTCTAACTTAGATTCTTTTATCTTTTTTCGTTCTCTCTCATCTTCTAGTTTTTCACCTCTTATTTTATCTCGTAATAATTCTTGCTCTAACTGAGTTTCAGTTATAAGATAATCAGTGAGTTGATTTAAGACCGCACTAGTCTTATTGAGAGAATTAACAACTCTAATTAATGATTCCTGAGCAATAATACTTTCTTTTGCATCATCACCTTCTACTTTACCAATCCCCTGATTAACTGGTCTTGATAATGTTGATATTGGAGCGTTGATCTTTGTTACTTTAAGTTTTGGAGCACTCGAAAGCACAGAAGACGATACAATCTTCTTGTTGAGTTTTGGTATTTTTGGTGCCTTGAAAGATTGACTAGTTACCACTTCTTTGCTGCTGTGCTTTTAAATTTTCTTCTTCAATATACTGTTGCAATAGTGCTATGTAAACTTCTCTTTCCCACGGAATCATATTTTCTAGTTCCGTCAAAGAGTATTTATGATGCTGCATCAAAGAAAAGTTAGTTTTATAGTATGACTCAAGATTAGTATGAGCCATACCTATGAGAAAAAAGATGACAACCCTTCTAAGACGACATCACTCTCAACTTTTGTGTTTGGATTTATTACTTTAACATCATGAGAAAGTTTTGGCATGGTCTCAAAGAATGTTTCAATTTCCTTGAACTGTTGTGATGTAAGTTGCTCAATAAAATCTAATAATTCTTTTTTACTACAATCAGTTCCACTCCATGATTCTTCTTCGTTATAAACCTGATCAATACAAGAAGATATCAAATCAAATGATTCATTTACACCAGCATTACCGCTATCAGAAACAAAATTAGATTTGATAAATTCTGATAAAGATGGATACCTCAATCTCATTGTCAAATTATCATCAAGTTTAATATCTCGACTATGTTTCTTATCTTTCTTTACTTTGATTTCATCAAGAGGAATTACAACAGGGACTTGAGTTTCACCATCATCGGGACATGTAATCAAAACCTCAACTGTTTCACCAACAGACTTGCCGCGAATATTTAAGAACAGATACTCAATATCAAATGTTGATAGAGTATCAACCTTTACTCCTCTAGTCAAAATACAATTACCAATAACCGTCTTCAAGGCATTAGTAATTTCTTTTTGATCTTCAGATTCCATCGCAATGATAAGAATTTTTTCTTCTTTTACAAGAAAAGGTCTATATTTAATTTTCTTTCCTGTAGAAGGTAATTCCAACTCATATGTCGGTGTCGCAATCTTTGGTAAAGGCATGACAATCCAAATAGTTCAGTTATGATTATTTATTATGATATTCAAAATCTATGAAGTTGTTGTTTGAAAAGTCTTTGTTTTATTAGTTTCACCATTTCCTATTGCTCTTGATTTACTATCATCTTTACCACATATGTACCTTTCATAGTTAAATGTAACATTTACATTTAAGACATCTGATGATCCGTATTGAACTTGTGTTGATGATAAGTTTATAGGAAACATACCATAAAAAGTATATTCTATCTGCCCACCATCACCCTCATCAAATTTTACAATATTAGTTTTATCACATTTATATTCTTTTGGATATCTCATCCTGTAAAAATAATTGGCATCACTTTTCAAAATGCCCGTATCTTCAGAACCATTGGAGATATAATCAATCCAATATTCAAAAAATTTAATCATTCTATAATCCGTGTCAACATAAAATTGTAAACTCATTTCGGTAAAAATTCTAGAGTGTGCCATTTTTTCTTGGACACCCATAAAATTTCCATTGATGCTTGCCGTTGCCAAACTACTTCCAGGAATAACGGCACTGTTACATCTTAAACCAGATTCTCTCAAAATAAAATCCTTATCGACTCCCTTGCTTACCAAAAAATCTGTTAGTGTAGTATTGAGACCACCAAAATTTACTTGGTAATGAGATGTTTTGGCAACATTACCAATAATGGATACAAAGTCTGTTATTTTCTTTCTTGTGATTGCCATCTAAATAAATTATAAGGCTTTACATTATTAAGTATTTAGATGTCATATAAGGGAAAATATAAACCTTCTTATCCCAAAAAATACAAAGGTGACCCAACGAACATAATCTATCGTTCTTTATGGGAAAGAAAGTTTATGGTATATTGTGATAAGAATGAAAATGTCCTGGAATGGAGTAGTGAAGAAATTGCTCTTCCATATAAATCACCTCTTGATAATAGAATACATCGTTACTTCCCAGACTTTTATATAAAGGTCAAAGAAGGAAATAAGATACAAAAATATCTGATTGAAATCAAACCTAAAAAACAGGTTCGTGAGCCAAAAATACAAACGAAGAAGACAAAATCTTATATCTATGAAGTGACTGAATACGCCAAAAATCAGGCAAAATGGAAATCTGCACAAGAGTTTTGTGAAGATCGTCAGTGGAAATTTAAAATTATAACGGAAGATGAATTAGGTATTCGTCAATGATGTATCCAACAGATGATAATGATAATCGTGTCAGAGGTGTTGTGAATGGTTTGATGGGTGGTGAAGATCCCGATGATTTGATGATTGAATTAATGGATGCCGTTAGTGACTCATATACTCCTGTCCCAGAACCCGGAAAATATTATATCTTCATATATTCACCCAAAACTCCAAATATACAATACGATCAAAATCCTTTAGTTGCGGTTACGGAAGTTTTTCGTTGGGGATTTCGTGGATTGAACTATCACTGGGGACAAGTTCGTCAGTATACATGGGAAGAAATGGTGGGAAATATGTACGAAATTTATCCTGATGAACTTAGTGATGTTCGTGAAATACCTTTTGGTAAAAAAACCGACAATTATCGATAAATAACTAAAAAATAATATAAATGTTACCATCCGGACAAGTAGATGAATTAGGAGCTGCTAAACGAACTCCAATAGTAATCACTAGGGATAAAATTTATAAAGGAATAGATATTCCAGGAACTTATACTGTTGCTGGTATTACCTATGACTTAAAGACAGGGGCAGCAATAAATGCGGAAAAATTTGTAAGAGAAACAGTAAAACGTCCTGTTCCAACAAATAATACGAATAATACAAATACTACTGAAGTAAAGGGAGTTGAAGATCTTCCTAAGATTAAAACAGAAAAACCAAATAATAATAACCCATTTACAAACTTAAGATACCCTAATCAAAAAATTGAAGTAGATAGTGATTATCTACAAATCGATGTATTAAGATTTGTAAATACTGGTCTTAGTCAATTACAAGATGATAATACATTAAAAGTAAATAGCATTACCGAAAATCTAGATAAAAAAGACCCGTTAGGGACAATATTCTTACCAATACCAAATCAAATACAAGATCAAAATGGAGTAAATTGGGGTGCAGATAGTATAAATGGATTGGCTGCCATGGGACTAAGTGCGGCAGAAAGTATCATGAGATCTTCTGGTAGAGATATGCTTTCTACTGCAGGTCAAGAAATTGATACAATAAAAAATAAAATATTATCTACTGGAAGTGGTGGTAGAAATGCGTTCAATGCTGAAATAGGTGCAAAAATAGTCAATCAATTTGGAGGAAATACCTCTGCATCAGGTATTTTGGCACGAACTAGTGGGCAAATATTAAATCCAAATATGGAATTATTGTTCAATGGTGTAACTCTAAGATCATTTAATTTTACATTCGATTTAGCACCTAGAGATATTGATGAATCAAAAACAATAAAAAAAATAATCAGAGTATTTAAGAAATACATGGCAGCAAAAACTACATCTGCTAATTCTGGAAATGGACTATTCATAGCATCTCCCGATGTATTTCAATTGACATACAAAAAAGGTAATACTGATCATCCATTTTTGCATACATTTAAACCGATGGCACTTTTAAATGCATCTGTCAATTACACGGGTTCTGGTGTATATGCAACATATCGTGATGGAACTCCGGTTCATATGCAATTAACTTTATCATTTCAAGAACTCAACCCAATTTACAATGAAGATTATGGTGATATTGAGACTGATGAAAAAGGACCAGGAGTAGGATTCTGATGGGATACTTTAGAGAAATACCTGATATAGAATATCAGTCACCTTTTAATAGTAGAATTTCCGATTCTTCTTATGTTCTTGCAAAGAATATATTTAAGAAGATGAAAATTCGTGATGATCTTCAAGATGTATTCACAATCTTCAACAAATATGTAATTCGTGAAGGACAAAGACCAGATACACTGGCAGAGGCATTATATGGAAAATCAGATTTAGATTGGATAATTCTAATATCTGCAGGTATCATTAATGTAAGAGATGAATGGCCAATGAGTGATCATGAACTATATGAATATGTTGTAAACAAATACACAACAAACAGATTGGAATCTACAGAATTAGAAATACAACAGGCAATTAGTGCCGTCCATCATTATGAAACTACGGAAGTAAAAGATGATCAAGGTAGATTAATACTTCCAAAAGGAAAAATAGTAGACTCTGATTTCAGTATACCAAATCCTTCAAATAAGACATTAAATTTAAATCCTGTCACGACAGTGACCAATTATGAATATGAGATTATCGTGAATGAGGCAAAAAGAGAGATTTTCTTACTAAAACCTTCATATTTACAACAATTCTTGTTAGATTTTAGACAACAAATGGTTTATACCAAATCTTCCGAATTTGTCAATAGTCGTTTGATACGAACAGAAAATACCAGAATACAATAAAAAAGGAGGGTATTAACCCTCCTTCTCTATCACTCGGCAAGTTTGGCAAAGTAACTCAATGC